ATTCGCAGGAGCCCCACCAGAACAAAAGTTTCTAATTGGAGACACTATACCTTTAGGAATACCATGTGTTTTTGCCGCTGCAGGAGATAGCGGTAAAGGTATGATGACATTAGATCTGGCTATGAAAGTGGCATCGGGGGAAGCTATGCAAAATTCTTTCGGGGGTTTAGTCGCTCATCACGGGTCAGCCATAATATTGTCGGCGGAAGATGACAGAGATGAGCTGCATCGCCGTGTCAGCAGGCTGGACAGCTCGAACAATCGTTCGGGTTATAAGCATGATTTGCTGGTTGTGCCCCTTCCAAACGAAGGCGGGGTGTTTCCAATTATGATGAAATCAGACAATACCTACGTTACATCACCAGAGTTTGAGAAGATATATGAGGAGATGTTAGAAATTGATGACCTCGCGCTAGTTATTATTGATCCTATGGCATCATTTGTACACGCAGATGTAAATGCAGATCCTGCAGCAGGCGCTGCTTTTATGGGCTTGTTGGCTCAAATGGCTACAGAAACAGGCGCTACAGTTATGGTCAATCACCATATGGCTAAGATCAGGGACAAAGAGCCTGTTACAACGCCAGAACAGGCTCGTAATCTTATTCGGGGTACGTCAGCTATTGTCGATGGGGTCAGATCAGCATTTGCTGTTTGGCAAGTGGATGAAGGTGTTGCTGAAGCTAGATGCAGAGATATTGGTATAAAATATCAAAGAAACATGATTTATGACGGCGCAGTTGTAAAATCCAACGGGGTGGCAAACCGTGAAATCCGAAGATTTGTTCGGAATACAAATACGGGGCTGCTGGAAGATAGAACTGTTGATATGAATTCAGCTAAATCATCTGCAACTCCTCGCGTTCAAGAAAGAAGAGAAGTTATTTATAGATGGATTGTTGAACGTGAAGATATGGGGCTTCCCCTTACAAAATCTGGAAAAAAGAATGGCATATTGCACTATGCTGGAAATCAACCAGAAACAGATACTGAGGCTCAAGAAATTAAAAAACAATATAGGCAAACAATAGAAAAAGATGTTGATAACTTAATTGGTGATGGTCGAGTTAAACAGTTTAAAAGAACTAAGGGTGGAAATATTGAGTGGCTTGGTGTCGTGAATGGTAGATTGCAGAGAGAAGAGGAAGAATTAGGTATTGACTAGATATGGTAAAGTATGCTAATTATCCCAGTCTAATTAAAAAGGAGAAAGTAATGATTACAGTATTTGATAAAAAAGAAGACAGGCCGAGCTTACAAAAGGCTCAAGAGCTTGTCGGGGGCTTGGTGGAGATTGTTAGATCACCAGACAACCCAACGTGGCAAATCCTCGTAAACGAAGAGGGGCTGCTTAAAGATTTACCTTTTAATGCAGAAGCATCAAAGATCTGCAACACTGGCATTGTCGGTGACGCTGTTATTCTTAAAGGGGATGCCCAATGGGACTAAAGGCTCAAGTAAAAGGTAAAGTATACGAAAGCGAAGCTGCTAGAATAAGATACGAGGATCTTTACAGTAGAAACTGGTGCGTTCAAAATAGATTGGACGTATCAGAAAGACCAAATCTTCGAGGTCAAATCAAAATAAAAACTTTTGCTGAAAAACAAGATGAGATTAAAAATCTATCTAAAAATGCAAAGATGGTTAATAGTTTTCTAAGCAGAAATATGAATATACCAAAAATTGCAGAAGTAATGTTTTCAACCGAAACTTTTGTTCGGAATATTATAAGAAAATACAACTTGCCTAAATAATTAATTAGGCCGAACTCGCGGCCTAACTAATTTTGATTGAACATCTGAAGGCAAGCACCACATAGAAATATCGTTGCCATATAATTCGTACATATGATCGTACATATGATCAAACGTTCGGCTGCTCATGGCCTTCATGCAATGCTGCTCACTCTCAAACCAAACAACGGTGTTAATCTCATGGTTGTGCAAGGTGTAAGAAAGAACCAACGCTGTAAAATATTCAATCATTTATTCTTCCACACATCGTTAATTAAGATCTTGTCCTTATCTCCACCGAACTCAATAATGAACTCGCTCTTAGCTAACTGACTAGCTTGAGCAGAACTCTCAGCTTTAATCGGATAAGTCTTCTTAACAACGCCCTCTATCTCAACAAGAAACTCTCGCTTCTCAGGATAGTGATCTGGCTTCGGGTACACATGAACTGTGTTAAATCCATCATCGTCCATTATCTTCAATCTCCAATTCTTTCATCCAGTTTTGCAGGGTTTGGTAATTTTTCAACCCCAATAGTTTTGAAGCAGAACTTACGTTCTTTGATTTCTCCAAGGCTCTACGAACATATTTGTCCTTAGTCGTTCTAACAGCCCTCAATACATCAAAATCATCTTGCGCCAATAACTCAAGGTAAGCAGGGTTATCCCTGCGCCATTGCTCATTAACACCAAGATTATGTTTGATCTCTTTCTTAAACTCAGTCAAATCAGTCTCAGTCTTGATGTCACTAAGCCTCTCAAGTGTGTAGTGCATACACATAGTATCGTCTTCAATAGCCATTACGCCACCTTTCCTAGTTTAACTTTTGGGGCATGATAGCCCTTTTTAATTCCATACGCAGGATGCCCAGACCAAAACCCATCAATCCAAATATAAGGCAACCCATCTTGTCGATACACAACATCATCCCAATGGGGCTTTGCTTTGCGCCAGTGTCCTCTAGTGTAGTGCAGTGGCATATGAAATGATCTGCCACGATCATCAACCTCACCCTCAATAGGCTCGTTAACGTTCCAACTAATCTCATGCCATTGCTCTACGTCAACGCCATGCTGTTTCTGCGCTTTCTTGCGCTGCTGCCTACTACCCGACTTCAAAACGTCTACAAATCGGGGTTGATTGATCAAAGAGAACGCACCAGAAATTGTAGTAATCATTTCAAGATACATCGCGTGAAAGCTTTCATCGTTCTCTAATCTTTCATGCAACTCTGTCGGGAATTTAATCCCACCACGCTTTAATTCGTAACTACCAATATGGGTAGGAACTGAATTTCGGTCAACCAAACGAATAGCAACTGAACCATCCTCAGACTGTCGGCAAAGAAAGCCATCAATGTGACCACTACCAAATGCTCTAACAACCTCTCCAGTATTCACATCTTTTGTGTCGAACGTGTCCATAGAGATAAAGCAAAGCTTTGACGGTAGCCTACAATCCTCAGAGAATACAACGTGTCTGCTGTTCTCTTCTTCCTCAACCAACTCATTATGATAAGCTGCTAAAGCCTCTTTGAAGTCCTCAGAAATAAAGTACATATCTGCTTCCTTCATATCCTCTAAACTATCACGAAAGTTTTGAAGTGCCCTAAAGTTTAAATCTTCGGAACTCTCTATTCTATTTCTGAAATTGTCCATTACATCAGTAACGATCTCAACAAACTGTGCCATTACCATTTCTCCCCAAATACTTTCTGAAACGCATCGTCCAGAACTTTGTTAACCTCAATCATAGTCTGCGGCTCAATGAACTTGACCTCGCCACCACACTCGCAAAGATCGGGGGCAAAATCATCCACCCCCCACTCCTTGTTGCACTTGTTGCAAATCCACATATCACCAACTCGCCTGATAATATACTGAACGCCAACCATCTTTCTCCATCCAGTAAGCTGCTTTCTCGAACCTCTGCGCGTGTTCCCATGCACGTTCTGTTCGCTCCTCTTGCCAACCTTCGGGGCTACCAAAGAAAAACCCACCACAATCTTCATTGGCAGGCAACTTATCGTGCCGTAAAGCATTGGCAATCTTGCGAAGTTGTTCGGGTTCGAACTCAATTCTTTGACAGCTATCATCGCCATCTGCGAACTCGTTCACAATATATTCATGCAACGGTGCGAACTTGCGCCACTGCCCCATATCAAGAACATACTCACAAATATCAAAGCCATCAATCTTAGGCCGCTCAACTTTTAAGCTACCACCTTCGGGCGCTTGCTGCGAATGATCATACTCACTAACGTATTGCTCACCGCGTAAATACATATCTAATCCCATAATAAATCCTCCTTATACTAGATATACGATAATACATAAAGTATTTTATCTAATAGGTCAAGGGTAAATATAAATTTTTTTATAAAAAAACCCCCGATGCAAAAACAGAAATAAAAGCATCGAGGGTATAGTCTAGTATTTTGAGGTAGTAAGTAACAAGCGGTTAACTTACTATGTCTAAACTACTAGCATGGGAATATATGGGATGCAAGTAAAAAATAACTATGGGGGCATTAAGCAGTCCTCCAAATGTAATAGTAACCATCAATAGTGCGCATGGCTCCCTTCATTCCTTGGTCTTGTGCTTTCTTCAAGAAATAAGAGGCTTCACCTTTGCCTTTAAACTTAACGCAATCGCCAACGTCAAAACTAGACAGCACAGCATCAAATTTACTACCTTTGGCAAAACGCTTCTTGGGTTCGGGCAAAGACAGCCCTTTTATAATTGTATAAGACATATTAGTCCTTTCATGTTTGGGTTAAAAAAAGAGAGAAAAAGGCTTCTCTCCACTAGAGCGCAACCTTTGAAATTTTCGGTTGTTATCTATAGGGCAATATTTGAAAAATACTGCTTTACTTATAGGGCAACCTTTTGACCTATCTATAGTGCAATGTTTTGGCTTCACCCTTATAGCACAGGGTTTGAAATGACTGCTCTCTTATAGTGCAAGGTTTGAAGATTTTGGCCTCTTAGCCTAGAGTGCAACCATCAAACCTGCAGTACAAAATAACCCGATAAATTGTTCGGTTTATTCGCTGGGCACAAAAAAACCCCCGCACGAATGCGAGGGTCAAGTTATTCGGGTTATGTCAGGATCTAAAACCATTGAAAGTGAACTCCCAAAATCCAACCGACAACCATTAAGATAGCAATAACAGCAATCCAACGATCTTCAAAGTCAGCATCCATCTGCTCCAAAAGCCGAATAAGTTTACTCATCGTTACTCTCCAATTCAAAGCTAATCCAAATTTGACCATCATCCATTAAGTCAGCGTGTTGATAAAATTCAACAGGCTTGTCCTTTACGAACTCCTTTAACAAATCAATAAATTCATCTTCATCCATTTGCCGTAACTCCTACATCAACAAGATCAGCATCGCGTAATGCAGACCTCAAGTAATAATCATCAAGGCCAAAGTCTTTATAACCCTGCTCAATCATGTGATAGTAACCACCAGACGGTACGCTCAAACTGCTCTTGTTACCATTCATGTCATAAGTAATCCAATCACCGTTAACCTTCCTGCGGTCATATAAATGTGGATAACCCTCCAACGCATCTAACGATCTCAAGCAGTCCTCTGTGATCTCCCACAATACAACTGGCAAGATAGCATCAGCATCAGCACGAAAGTCAGCCACGCCACGAAAGATTAAACGGTAATTAGGTAAGTAAAACCCACCCATTGGTTTGGCCTTGGGGCAACGATGCGCCATAGCCTCCCTATTAGTATTCATTCCATATGCCATATAATACATATCTATTTCCTTTTCTTTACTAGACTAAATATATGGTGTTTATCCCATACTATAATATATATGTCAATAAAAAAAATTATGTTTTTTAGGCAAGATTAGTTTAGGCAAAACGTCTTGCCCATTTTGCGTTTGCGCAGATTATATAATAAAATCAATAGCTTAAAGTGTTTAGGCAAAACGGGCAAAATAAGTTAATTTTGCTTAAAAAATGTAATAAAATCAATAGTTTATTTAGGCAAAATTGCCTACCCCCCTATAAGGGGGGGTATATACAATCCCCCCCTATTGCGTAAATGTTGCGCAGCCTCGAACTTGCGTTATGGGAAAATGTGCCAATTGTAGCACTTGACCATCGTAGCGTTTTTAGTAGAATGGGGTCGGGTCATAAGTCGTAAAATTGTTCGGGTAGGAGCTGGTATGCCGAAGGTAGGAATAAAAGAAGATAAGATACATGGGAATAGAAGGCTCAATCCAAAACAGCAGCAGTTTCTCAAAAACTATCTTCACGGGGATATGACACAAACCGCAGCAGCAAGAGAAGCAGGGTATTCGAATGCTAACGTCAGGGCTGTGCAGCTTCTTAATAACCCCACGGTAAAAGAACGCCTCGAAGAGATGAGACAGGAGCTAGAAAGCAAGTACGGTGTCTCTGTGACCAAATCTGTTCGGGATATGCAACTGCTCAGAGATGAAGCATGGCAAGCAGGAAACTTTTCAGCAGCAATTAAAGCCGAAGAACTCAGGCTCAAGGTAACAGGATTAATGGTCGCTCGTAGCCATGTAACACACGAAAATGTAGATAGCCTAACCCGTGACCAAATCGTAGAACAACTGCAAGAATTTATGGATCGTGCTAAAAATCGTATGATTGACGTTACACCAGCAGAAAATCCCATAGAAGCCGAACAAATCCCAGTAGCAGCGGATAGCGAGAACCCAGCAGAATAGCTGGATTGCCTAGCGGGGGCGGTCGGGCGTTCCCCAGCGGGAAAATGTTCGGGATGTTTCAGGGTCGGGATCGGGCTTTGTCATCACCAGCTCGGACTTCGGGGTTAAGCCGAAGAATTGTTCGGGTTATTATACCATCGGGCTGCTGGGTGTGCAACTCGAACTCGG